TTGTGGGGGAATTGGTGGACGTATCGCAACTATCGTACTCATCGAGACCAGGAGCTCATCGCGCTGTTACCGGACCGGACGGTCCTGGATGCGAAATATCCTGATTACGTTTTCACGCGAGTAGGGGACAACACGAAATCTTTGGCTTTGCCAAAACAAGACGTTCTGCACATACCGCACATCAGCCTGGACGGAATCACGGGAAAAGGCATCGTACATTACGCGCAAGAGTCGCTCGGCCTTGCCAAAGCTCAGGACGAGTTCGCGGCCAAGTTTTACGGAGCGGGGATTCATCCTGGAGGTTTCGTCAAAGTTGAAAAGTCGATGGACAAGGACACGCGCGAAAGTCTGCAGCGGGATTTCAACGAAAAATACAGCGGTCTTGGAAGGTCTCACAAAGTCATTTTCATGACCGGTGGCGCGGAATACGAGCCTGAGCAGATCGATCCGCAAAAAGCGCAGGCGCTTGAGTCGCGCCAGTTCTCGGTTGTGGAGGTTTCCAGGTGGATGAACCTCCCGCCGCACATCCTGAGAGAGCTTTCGCGAGCGACTTTTTCGAACATCGAGCAGCAGGGTCTCGAGCTGGTGATGTATTCTCTGCTCCCGCTCACGACACAGATCGAGCAGGCTATGAACGTTGCGTTTTTCGATCAGGAGGAGCGGAAGACGCACTTCGTAAAGTTTGAACTCAAAGGTCTGATGCGTGGAGATCTGCAAACACGCCAAGCGTTCTATGAATCAATGCTGGACCGCGGCGTGTTCAACGCGGACATGGTGCTCGACCTCGAGGACATGAACCCGCAGCCGGACGGTCTCGGCCAGGTCTATTTTGTGCCGCTCAACATGGTGAACAAGGAGATGGTCACATCGGCGCAGCCGCTGACTATTGAGCCACCGAAGCAGAACGGACAGAGAGCGCTGCCGGCGCCGCCTCAAAAAATCGTTCGCATGATCGAGTATCGGTCGACCGATCTCCGCCGGAAGCTGACGCAGGCTTACAAGAAACAGTTCGACGCCTACGCGGAGCGTATAGTGGGCGACGAAGTGAGGAACATGCGCGATGCGCTTGAGCAGTACTTTTCCGAACGTGATTCGATCGACTTCTACGCTTGGATGGACGGGTTCTACAGGGAATTCCGCCAGGAAATAGACTCCGCGGCCGCGCCGATATTGGCGTCCTACGCGGAAGCTATTCTTCCTGTCGCGCAGGAGGAAATCCAGAGCGAGCAGGACATCACGACCGAATATCAACGGTTTCAGGGCGAGTACCGGGCGGCTTTTGTCGGTCGGCACGTAAACTCGTCGATTGGACAGGTCAAAACCGTTGTCGCAGAGGCCCAGAAGGAAGGCAACGACCCCGGGCCAGCCGTGGCCGAGCGAATGGACGAGTGGGAAGAGAAGCGGCCGAGCAAGATCACGATGCGCGAGTCCATCCGGGCAGAAAACGCCTTTGCAAAGGCGGCGTTCGCAGCCTCCGGGATCCGGAAGATCCGGTCGGTACACGTGGGCCAGAGCTGTCCATATTGCAGGGCTCTGGACGGAAAAGTAATCGACATCACGGGTGCATTTCTCACTCAGGGAGAATTTCAGCCTGACGATGCGGACAGGCCGTTGCTGGTGACCAGCAGCCGCGGGCATCCCCCGTATCACAACGGGTGCGATTGCACGATAGCCGCCAGCTTGTAGGAGGAAAGTTATGCCACTGAAAATCAGTTCGAAAGCAGTAAGCCACGCGAAGAGTCTGATCAGCGCGGGCAAAATAAACGATGGCGACAACTGGAGCTTCGAAGCTTCCGATAGCAACGCGATTTTCGCAGACGCCGGCGAGGACTGGGACAAATACGGCCTGTGTTTCCTCGCTCGCGAGCCGGCTGCGGATCCGGATACCAAGGAGCACTACAAGTATCCCTACGGCAAGGACGGGGAGATCTGGCGCAAGGCGGTTATCGCCATCAAGCAGCGGGCGGCACAACAGGATTTTGCAGCGCTGGTCACTACCGCCGACGACCTCCTCGCGGCAATCGACAAGAAGCTCGGCAAGGAGGAGGACTCCGCGCCAGGCGCCGGCCAGGAACGACGGTTTTTTCCGGTCACGGAGATGCGCCTCACCACAGATGACGACGGACACATGTTCATCGAGGGGTATCCTATCGTCTACGAAAAGCCGGCCGATCTCTGGGGGTTCAGAGAAATCATCAAACGGGGCGCCGCGGCTAAAGCTCTGAAAAAAAGCGATGAGCTTGTGCTGTGGAACCACGAAACCGATCAGCCGATGGCTGCCAAGAAGAACGGGACGCTCGAGGCGAGAGAGGACGATCAAGGGGTATTCATCAAGGCCGACGTGTCGAAAACGTTCTGGGGTCGCAACGGCTATGAGGCCATCCAGAACGGGGTCGTCGACAAGATGTCCTTCGCTTTTCGGGTGAGCCGGAGCGGAGAGAAGTGGTCGTTTGAAAACAATATGGACGTTCGGGAAATCGTCGAGTTCGACGAGTTCTTCGACTATTCGCCGGTGACTTATCCGGCGTACAAAGATACCTCCGTAATCGCTCGAAACAAGGAACTGGCACTGAGGAACAAGCCGCAACCCGGGGCGCCGGGGGAGGCAGGCGGGTCGCCGCTCAAAGTTCTGAAAGAGGCCAGGGATATGATTCAGCGAAGACGGGACAATATCAAGACCCGGGAGGGGAACGATGCTTGATTACAAACTGCTGATGAGAAAGATGGACGAGGCTCTGGCTCGTGCTCAGGAGGTCCTGGACAAGGCCATCGAGGAAGACCGCGACATGACCGACGAGGAGCAGGCCGAGTACGACGAGGCGCGAAAGACCGCGACCCGGTACGAGTCTCTGGCAAAGGAAGCGCAGGAGATCGAAGGCAAGCGCAGCGGGAACCCGACAGGGGACCCCACGCCGCCAGTCCGTCCACAGATGGGGGATCCGGAGCCTTCCGGTCCTACGCAGACGAGAGAGAGGCCGCGCGGGACGGAAGAGTACCGTAAGGCTTTCCACGTATTCCTGCGGAACGGCGCACCTGGTCTGGGAGCGGAAGAACTTCGCGCGTTGCAGGCCGATTCGGATCCGGCCGGCGGGTACGTGGTTGCTCCTGAGCAGCTCGTGCAGGAGATCCTGAAAGCTGTCGATGACAAGGTCTACATCCGTCAGTTCGCGACCAAGTATATGGTCGAACGAGCGGACAGCCTCGGCGTTCCTTCGCTGGATGCGGATCCCGCAGACGCCGACTGGACCAACGAGCTCGGGACCGGAAGCGAAGACTCCACCATGGCGTTCGGCAAGAGGACCTTTCATCCTCATCCGCTTGCCAAGAGGATCAAGGTTTCCAACAAACTTCTGCGGAGTTCCTTCCTGGATGTCGAGCAGCTGGTCCGCGATAGGCTTGCGTACAAGTTCTCGATCAGTCAGGAGAAGGGTTTCCTGACCGGAAGCGGCGCCATGCAGCCGCTGGGAGTGTTCACGGCTTCCGACAACGGTATCCCGACGAGTCGGGATGTCTCCACCGGCAACACGACCACGAGCATCCAGGTGGACGGTCTGATCGAAGCCAAATACGCGCTGAAGCAGCAGTACTGGCCGAATGCTTTCTGGATCTTCCACAGGGACGCACAGAAGCAAATCTCGAAGCTCAAAGACGGCGAGGGTCAGTACCTGTGGCGCGAGAGCACCAGGGTTGGTGAGCCTGACAGACTTCTGGGTTTCCCGGTGTACATGAGCGAATACGCTCCGAACACGTTCACCACGGGCCAGTATGTCGGAATCCTTGGCGACTTCCGGTTCTACTGGATCGCGGACGCCATGGACATGCAGGTGCAGCGGCTGATGGAGCTCTATGCCGAGTCAAACCAGATCGGTCTGATTGGCCGGCTGGAGACCGACGGTATGCCGGTTCTTTCCGAGGCTTTCGTCCGCGTGAAGCTGGCGTAAGGGTGAAATCAGAAAACAGCGCGGGGTCCATGCGACCTCGCGCAGAGTAAGGAGCTGAATATGAATCTCAGCAAAGACGTCAAAATAACCTCAGCGCTGGATCACGCTGAGGGTACGGCTGACCGTGAAGGGGCTGTCCTGGACATGGAAGGCTACGAAGGGGTCCTCATGGTGGTGAAGTTCGGCGACATCGCGACCGGCGCTACCACGAGCATCAAGGCTCAGCAGGACACTGACTCGGGGTTCGGCGATGATCCTCAGGATCTGGCGGGTACAGGAATCAGTGTCGCCGACGACGATGACAACCAGATCTTTG